GTACGATACTCGGACGGCACTACTCTAACGAGCACAAACCTGTTTCAGGTCTCTGGTCACGGACTAGGGAGGAACGATTGGCCTATTTGGCCTCGCTCCACTCCTGGAGGGAACTTCCAAAAGACGTACTAGACAAGTACGCTAAGGCTGAGTTCAAGGATGTACGAAGGATCATCCACCTCTGGAGAGCCATCGAAGTGTGTATCATCACTTCAAACCTACAATTAGTAGGGCGCCCAGTGTGCAAACTCCATTGGAGATTGTGGCGATATATTATCACCACAGCAATCCATTCCTATGATGCTGCTTGCAAGGGATGGAAGAAAGTCTGTCTTTTCATCAGAGACTTCACACAGACTCTCGATTACCACACAGGAAACAGTTTCCCTTACGGGGTTCCTGGTGGTATTAATGGTCGTCTCGGACCACTTTGGTTTGAGATGCTGCCGTGGCTTAATGATTTTTCACTGGCCAAAGTCCTAAAGGACAAGACCATCATTACGGCAAGTCTTTTGGAGAAAGTGACTCACTTTATCCAATCGCGTGTTATGCCTCCTCCTCCTCTCACTGAGAAGAGGTTTGATGAGGAGGTATTGGATCTTAGAAAGCAATTTTCTAAGAAACCGTCTTTGACTCCAGCAAGGCGATCACTGATCGTCAAAGCAACACAACGCCTGATTAACTATCTTAAGAAGGGCGAGGTCAAATGCAGACCACACCTCTCCCTGAGTGCTACAGGAAAATTTGAGAGTACCAGGACCAACGGAGGGGGAGCGATATACGCAGCAAGGAAATTCCTTGAAAGATTTGTCTGGAAAATTCCAGATAAAGACTACGTTGGAACTTCTTGGTGGGGTTGCCCCATCAATGAAGTAAAGGGTATTAAACCCTATAAGACCGTCGCGAGATTCTCGCGGTTACAGGACGGAATTCTATTCCTGACTAATTCATTCAGAGACGAGATGGCTCCGGATGAGCTCATGATGACTGCTTTCGCAGAGATGAATGAGCAACGCAAGATTGAAGACCCTTTATTCGGGTTAGATGAGGCATTTCCTCATCAGATGCTCCAACTTGCGGTTGAACAGAATGTGTCGATGGGCTACGTGCCCGGGCCTCCCTGTGAGTGGGAGGATGCTTTACCAAGCAAACACTTTGTTCGAACTCCGATTAGAACGAAATTAATCGCTCAACCGGAATCAGGTAATAAAGTAAGGTTTCTATCCGAACCGCCTACCTTTGTTACTCTGATGCTACAACCTTTTGGCCATTGGTTATCAGGTGTAGTCGAAGGCTACCCGGCATTACGCTCGGCTTTCAACCGTTCTATGAAGGGTTGGGATTTTGCTGTAGACCTTTCGAGAGGGAAACATCAATATGATGACGCCGAAGGACTTTCGGTTTACGACCTCTCGGGTGCTTCAAACATGCTCAATAACGAGCTTGTGTATGAAGTCCTCAGTCGGTTAATAAATGCATTCGCAAAGAACCGATATGAGGCATTCTTCTTCCATCAGTGTCTCGGGCTGCTTCTAGCGCCAAGATACATGTATGTGAAGAGAGACCTAAGGGACGACAAGCACCGTGTAATCCTCACTGAGGATGGTGTCCACATGTCTGATCCTGGGTGTAAACCCGCTCTATGCTTAGCTTCTGTAATCGTAGAGCTTATGGTCTATAAGGATGTCCCGCGTCCACCGCCATTCGCCGTGGCAGGTGATGACGTTGCTAATCTAGCGACGCGCGCGAAACATGATGAGTTGGTGGCAGTTCATAACGAATTGGGTCATGAAATCCATCCAACGAAACCACAATGGTCCCAAATCTGGGTTAACTATTGTGAGGAGTGTCTGAGACTTATTCCGACAACTATTGGTTGTGGTAAGGCTCCTTGGCAGCTTGATTATGAAAGTGAAGACATTCACATTGATAATTTCAAGTTGCGGCTCCTAATGCCTTTCTCATCCGTGGATAACGGCATGGACAGGGAAAAGAACCCTGCTGTGGGAAAAGGCGACGCTTTATGGAATCAGATTATGAACCATAAGCGCCCCGAAGTAATCGAACATATCAAGAACACATTCCGTGTATTGATGGCTGACTACCTCGGGAAAGACCCTATGGTGTATCTCCCAAGAATTGTAGGAGGACTTAATGTCCCATTCTGCGGTGATAGGGAGGAACTCTATAGGAAGATCCTAGACCGGAATGGTACTAGGATTGTTGCCATTTATAACCAGTTACGGTTTGGAAAAGAACCTTTTCCGTTATTTGGCAGTCTTGTCAAGAAGATGTCCACAGGGGGCTCTTCTCGTGGTTTGATTGACCCGTCGAGTCAATATATGATCATCCAGTACGGAGAGATCATGTTCAACCAATGGAGGGACGAAGCGAAGTCGCTGGAAACATTCCAGCGTGAACTTCAGGATAAGAAGACTTATCCTATTTCGTTCGGTGAAGCTAAACGCTACGCCCGCAAATCAGGGTACATTTCGTACTC